AAATTTAAATAATCTCTAGCATGTAAAGTTTCTTCTGATACTGCTTTAGCCGCAGAAATTAAAGCTTCAGAAGTACCTCCAGTAGCTACAGCCAAAGCAGTCCTAAATATAGGATTAGCTGTAAAAAGATCTAAAAAACTTCCTCTTTCTTTAGCTTGCCAAAAGGTACTATACGTTCCTACGTCTCCCGCAGTAAAAAATGTTCCTGTGCCTCCTTCCTCACTTCCGTGGTGTGCAATAGTCCCTGTGTTTAAATAAAGTTTTTGGCCGTCTACTTCTTTGTATAAAGGGATACCTTGTTCTTCTGCTTGTTCTGTAACAAAATCTGCTTTAGCTTGTTGTGCAAGACGCATAGGGTTGTCAGTAGAAAAATAACTGCTGCCGTCTTGTTTACGACCCATTGATCTAGAATCAAACAAATAAGTATTTAAAGGGTCGACTAAACCTGAGATTGTTCCACTTTTATCTGTTTGTCCAAAATCATCAAGGTGGTAGCCCTCTTTGTTAAGCCTATAGTTTAAGTACTCAACAACTTTAGGATTTTTAGAAGCATAACTACTTTTCATACGACCGCTTAATCCTTCAAGAGGATCACGACCGTCTTTAACAGCTTCTTGTTGTGAAGGTGTTAACTCTTTTAAAAGTTTATCCATTTCAGAAGACCACGTATCTTCAAATACAGTGTTAGATTCTTCTATAATGGACGTTAAATCTCTAGGCGCTAATGATTCTGCTTGTTCTTCTTCTTCTTTTACAGTTTCTGAGGCTTGTTTTGGATTTTGTTTTACATAAGCCACAGCATCAGCAGAAGTAATCCTACCGTCATTATTCATATCATACTGCAAATCCGAAGGTATTAAACCTACAGCCATTTTCATAATATCTTCGGGATTAAATAATGACATCTACTTCTTCCAATTAGCAAGGCTTTTAATGCCAAAACTAGCAGCTATAGCAGCCCCTAGAAATGCTTTGTAAAACTCTGGCATTTCATTTAACACAACAAAACCTTCTTTAACATAGGGAACCATGTCGGGAACAAAAGCACCAATCATAGGGATGCTTAATAAAAAAACAAACCACTCGTCCTTGAGTGAAGTATTAGCATTCTTGGCTTGTGTTTCGTCCCAAGATGCCTCATTTTCTATTTGAGTAAGTTTTCTTTTATGTACAGCCTGTTTTTCTTCGGCTTTGTTTTTTAGGTGGGTAGTTACTACATTGGCAAGAGGTGATATAATTAAAGATAAAAAGTTCACTTTAAACCTCTTTAGATATTATATACTTTTTAAAAGACGAGGGTAACCATCCTTGGAAACCCTCGGTTGTTACTAGCTTATACAGCGAGAATAAAACCAGTCTCTGAACGAAGAGGCTCAACACCGTAAAGGCGATCAGCAGTCATCAAAGTGGCAAGATACTCTTGCTTGTAGCTAGTTTGAGTACGTACACCCTGTTGCTCAACAAGAACCATAGTGTCGCTGTGGGCAAGCATAGCGGCTTTAAGGTCTACAGAACTAGCTGAGTTGTCACCAGCGGCAGTGTGGACAGGGCAGTTGTTTGATACAAAAATATCAATACCATACAAGTTACCAATAAGCCCATTCTGAACAGTCTGACTTGATACAAAATCAGCAGAGGTATAACGATCAATACCCATGATAGTGTTACGGACTGAAGGAGGAACAACAAGGAACCTATTATCCATTGGGGTGTCTTCTTCGTCTTGCTTCTGAATCAAAGCGCGGAAACCAGCATCGGTAAATACATCAGTACCACCAACTACTGTGTTAGCTGCGTTAAGAGTCAAACCATTAGAAGCGTCAATAAAGTAAGAATTACTGTGGATATAATCAGTAGCACTTGCGTTACCTTGGTCACCAAAGTTCTTACCAAGAGCATGGAGAGCATTATCTACCTGAGTAGCCAAAGCATAACCAGCGTCAGCAGTGTAGAACTGTCGCAAAGAAGCAAGGGCTTGAGTTTCAGCAATATCGTCAATCAAACGAGAATATTCAAAATGCTGATTAATAGATACTACAACTTCGGTTGAAGTTCCGTGTAGAATGTTAACTAACGTACCTTCAGTTTTAGCAGAAGCAGCGCCACGATCAGGAGAAGGAATGTGAATAGTGTCACCTTTCTTACCTTGCATGGACATTTTCTTAACGAGATTAGCAAGAACTAGGCTTTTCTCATAGGATGCGACAATTTCATCCGACCAAATTTCGGGGATAAAAGTTGCTGCTTCTGTTGCGCTAATTGCTTTAGCGGCTGTTCCGTATGCGCCGGAACTTGATGTTACATATGCGGGTTGTGTAGCCATGATAACTTTCCTTTAGTTTAAGAGGGTTTCCTCTTATATAATCATTAACGGACTCTCCTCTCAGCGTAAGCTCTTGTAATTTCGTCAGAAAGAGCTAAATAGCGTTGAGGGTCTTCCTTCATAAGTTTAATAATGTCTGCACGACGATAAACTTTTTTAGAAACAGGAGCCGACGATCCTTTGTTAGTCCCTACTGATGCGTTCTGAACAGTCTGCTTTCGGTCTTGCTTTTCGTTAGTAGCTGTTTGTTGCACAGCCGTCTGTCGATCTTTCCACAGGTTCAAAAGTTCATCAGCAGTTTCATAATCGTATAGTTTGTCTGCTTGATTAAAAAGCTGTTGTCGTATTTTAGAAGCCGATACCCACTGTTGAAACTTAGCGTCCTGTACAATATTTCCCATATCAGGATGTAGTTTCTGAAGTTGAGCTTTAGCAGTCGCTTGTTTGTACTCACGGCTTACTTTTTCTGCTTCTAATATTTTAGGGTGATTGTCAATCTGTTGCTGGATAGCTTTCTCTGGTTCTGAAAAGAAATCTATTTCTTCAGCTACTTCTTGCGTACTCCCTTGGTCGAGTTGTGTCTGCCCTTGTATGTAAGTATCTACTACCTTTCTTAACTCACCAACTTCAGAACTTTGACGACCTAAAAGCTTTTCGGCTTCTTGGTGCATTTGAATAATCTCAGAATTGCTTTTTCCCTGATACTTTTCTGGGATGCTATTTTCTGGAGACTCTACAGGTGCCTGTTCTTGTTCTGTGAAAGATTCCTCAGTAATACTTGATGTTTCTTCGGGTGGACGCTCATCTACTAATTGACCCATTATTAACTCCGTCATATGATTGTGGAAAAGGGTGTTATGTTATCAGGACTCTAAGAGTTTGCCTGTTTTCTTTCTTCTTTAATTTTAATTTCTCTATGTTTGGCCCACTTGTCAGTTGCGCTAGGAAAATGACCAGATATGGGATCAAGAGAAAAATTTACAGCACTAATTATTTTAAATGCTTGTTCGTCACACACAGGACACTGAACAGAAATAACGGAAGAGTCTGTTATTCTTTCATGTATATGTCCTTTTGAACATCTAAAGTCAAACAATACAGCCACTAAACTACTCCTGCTTCTTGGAGATAAGACTTGTAATGTTCTTCTTCCATACTTTTAATATAATTTTCAAGGTTAAGTAGCGTAGAGATAACCGCAAGCTGACCTTTTCTAAAATTAAGATCATCAATTCCTTTAGTTGATTCCACAGAATTAATACATTCTGCGTTATCTTTAAAGTCGTTGCAGAGATTTTGCCAACCATCTGTGTTAAACATTTCTCTAAACGAATCATAATACTTTTCCAAAGCTTCTGGAGTATCATTAAAGTTATCTCTCACTGTTTCTGTTTCTCCTAAATTTAGGACAGGATGTAAAGCATATCGCATACTAGCATATTTTGTAACAAAAGTCAAGTCTTTTTTACTTTTATTTGTAAGAAGTTTTAACTTTTTTAATTTTGTTTTTATTGGCTGGTTTTTTCTTAGCAGGTCGTCCGGCTTTACTTCCGTATGTTCCTTTTCCCATTGGCATAATTACTTCCTCTTTTTAGCTGTTTTGGCGGCTTTTTTAAACTGCTTGGCAGTAGGCGCGCCTTTAGATCCTACTTTTCTCATTTTTTCTTTAGATCCTGCGGCTATGCGCTTTCGTTTAGCGTGTATGTTATCGTAAAGTCCTGCCATATGCTGTCTCCTTATTTAGCGTTTCTTTGTGCTTTCTTTGAAAGTTCGTTAAAATGAAACAACTTTACACTGGTTTTTCCGTGTGTTTTACCGGAATGTAAACTTCCGTTAGGCATTTTGTGTGTATTACCTGTAAACAACGTCCCATCTTTTTTATAATGTTTTACGCCTTTCATTTTAAAAACACCCTAGTACTTTTGGTTTTTTAGTTTAAGCTCTAGCCTTTTTACAAGAGCATCTATTTGTTCGGCTTGGGTTTTTATTTCTTTCTTTTGAGTAGTAGCACGAAAAACCAAACCTTCAACAACAGCATTAGGTTCTTTTTTTGTAGGGAACTGTAAAATCATAAAATCACCATTTGCATTTATCAGCCCAGTATGCCGCTGACATTTTACCTTTAGCTATGTTTTTACCGTGTCTCGATTTAAAACTTTTACGTTTAGCTTTCATTTTGTCTGACTCTCCAGCTTTTGGTTTGCCAGCAGTCTTCGCTCCTTGTTCGCCAAATCTAATAGTTTTAATCTTGTCTCCTTCTTTCGCCACAACCACATGGCTTTTCTTCGGATGGTTCGGTGTCCGTTTACATTGATTATAACGACTTACTCCTGCTCTGGCTAATCTAGGGTCTGGTTTCTTAGCTGACATT